GTTGTTTCTGAAAAGGCGCCAAGCCTCCACTCGTCGGTTGCTTCTAGCTTGCCGACAATTGTGAACGAACTGCCGGCGCTTTCATTAACAAGATCGTCTGAAGGGGACACAAGAATTGTGTCTTCAGTCAGATCAACAATCAGGTAGTCGCCATTATTGCTCGACGTGCCGCTGACCGTGATCGTCATCCCAACAGCGAAACCTTCGTCAACAAAGTTTTTACCAGTGTCAACGATCCGATCGTTATGTTCAGCGCCAGTAGAAGACGGGTCGCCTTCTTTAAACGAAATTGTCGAAGCCGCGTAGGTGGGCAGTAACTCCGCATCACCTTTCAGATTTTTCTGCACTGTTGCGGCTACAAGCGTTGCATTTGTGTAGCCCGTAATTTTTGCAAATCCGTCGTGTATTTTGACCAACCGTCCGACATCGGTCGCTGCAAATAAATCTGCGCTGGCGGTTAGCGTGATGCTCCCGTCGCGACCGTTTGCTGTCAGCGTCGTGTCCGTCGTGTTCTCATCCAGAAACGGCCCGAACTCAAACGCGACTTCTGTCAGCGTCCACGCAGTGTGTGCGGTGCGGGTTAGCTTGCGCGGAGCATAATTCGGGTGAACGATAAACATCGTGTCAGCGGATTGCGCATAGCGCAATTCAAACAAATCTGCCGTCGCATATGGCGTTGCTATTTCGTATGCGCTACCGCCAGACGTTATCTGCCCGTTGTCTTTGTAGAAACGAAAATATTCGTTCCCCGCCTCGATTATGTAAGTCTGCTCGGTGTTAAATTCGAACGGAATTAAAGTCGTTTTTGCGCTGTTTGTTTTTACACCAGCAACATAATAACTGCCGGGCCTCCGCGTTGCGCCGCCGTGTGGATGGATCAAAAGGTTTTCAAGCGTCGAGCATCCGTTGCGATACTTGGACAGATCAAACCGTCCATCAAGCCGCGGGCTTAGTTCCCCGGCTGTAAAATTTGCAAACGCGTAGCTCAGTCGCGCCATTAGAACCTCGCGTTGATGAAGTCGGTGGCGCCGATCACGTCTGGCGTACCTTCGGTAGCGTCAACGAAGCGCGCTTCAGACAGCTTCGCCTGGTATACGCTGTACATATTTTGTTGCAGCCCGACGCTGTTAGCGACCGGATAAGACAAATCAGCGGCGAGCGCCGCCGCGATCGCTTCTATCAATAGCACGTCATATTCGTTTGGATCGGTAACGCGGGCGATGTACCGGATCTTTATCGTGCCTTCGTCGGTCAGCAGCTTGCGTCCTTCAATGACGTATTCAACGCCATCCTGCTCACCTTCTACTTCCAGTATGCGAAGACAGAACGGGTCTGCCGGCAACTGGTAGCTGTATGCATACTCCCAAGCGGGCGCATCGGTATCCTGTGCGAGCGAGGCGCGCTTGATTAAACAGTTCCACGGATGTGAACGGAACACACTGTCCCGCACAAATTCATAACGCTGATTGCACAGACGGCCGGCGCGGCTGTCCTCAGTCAACGCTATGATGTTGGACGCACCGATGTTGTTCAGCGCGCTGTTACAAATATCAACCGCAGAAGCCATTCAGATTTCCTAAAAAGAAAAGGGGCGGCATAAGCCGCCCCTCTCACTTAACTAACGACGTAGTGGATGATGAAGGACAGGTCGCCCTCAGTTCCACCCGCGGCGGCCATCGTGACCGCGATGTAGTAGTACCCGCCGGGATCAGCAGAATCGCCGGCAAGCTCGTACATCTTCTGACCGCATGTATTGATGTTTGCGGCTTCGAAACGCACGTCAGCCATAGCACCTGCGTCGGCGACAGCAGTGGCAAAGACGTCTTCGTCTTTGACGACACCGGCGTCCGTGTAGATGCCTACGTTGAACGTGTTACTTCCACCCAACGTGTCTGAGCCGACGAAGATGTGCGGCACAGTCGCGTTTGACGGAATCGGAGCGAGCATCAGAATGTCGTCATTATCTGAGTCGCCCGCTGCCACAACGACTGTTCCTTGAGCCACACGCATAACGCCATGCAGGTTGGAAACGTCGTTGAAGACTTGCGGATCAGCTTCGAAGTTGCTGACCAGGGTTGAATTAGCAGTACCCATTGTTCAGTCCTCCTTATGCCGATTCATCGCAAAGAATAGAAACGACTTTGCTTTCTTCCATACGGGTGCTGCCGATCGACTGGCAATAGTACACCTGCGTGGAATAGCTTTTGTCGGCCCGTTCTTCGATGCGAGACATGACGTCCTTGCCAACGGCAAGCATCACACCGTCCTGCGCCCACGCGAAGCAGGTGCGGATGTCTGATGCAACCGCCAAGCGATTGGTCATATGGAAGGTGAATCCCAAAAAGGAATTTAGCTCACCGCGAGCTAAAGCACGGACCGTATTGAAATCCGAACTTTTTACTTCAGTCGTATTCAGCAACGCGCTGATCTGCGCGGGGCCAACTGCGATATGCCGCGGAATCGACGGATCAATATCTGCCGAGTCCATGATCTCTTTCGCGGACAGCAACTTAGCCACGGTCATGTCTGCACTACCGTGGGCAATGATGTTGCCAGCCGGCAGATCCGTGGACGTGCTGCCCGATTTCCCCGTCTTAGAGGAACCCGTCGCTGCCGCGATGATTTCATCATCGACAGCCCTGTTCATAGCGGCAGCAGCCGCCTGGGCATATGTGCTGGTTGGATCAATCAACATGCGGACTTTGTCAGCATCGTCAATAAGATCTGCCCATTCGTAGGTTTCAAGGGTTACCTGACGCCTGGAATGGGGGGTTTCAACAAGGGGGGTATCCCCGTGTCTCGACGTCCGTTTAACGGCTGCTACGGAACCAACCTGGTCGAAAAATGCCTTTTCGCCAGTTACGGATTCTTCGCGTACCGCGCCACGGAGTGCGCTGCCGCGCTGCTGCGAAAGCAGAGCGACGTTCGTCGAGAACTGCTGCGAAAACGCAGTAGTAATCTGAACGCTCATAAGCGTTACTCCTTAGTTAGGTTTATGAAAAATCGGCCGGCTCCCCGCAGACGCGGACCTTACCTTCGCATTCGTTGCGATCGACGGCGTGACTTTTACGCAAGCACGGGACCGTTACCGGCTACCCCGATATGTCTAGGCAGCTTCGTTGCCGTAGAGCATTTCGTAGAGGCGATTGCGCTCTTCCAAAAAGTGCGCGTGCTGCGGATGCGCCGAGTTCCACAAGGGACCGTCAGGCGCTTCCACCTCTTTAATTTTTTCGTTCAACTCCGATGGCGTCATTGACATGTCGGACTTGTCGATGCCCGCAAAATCATCTTCGCTAACACGCTCGCGGATGTACTCGCCAACGTTAATCATCGCCTTGATAAACTCCGGGTTGTCGCCCAGAAGCGTGCCATCAGCCAACTGAATTTCGGTCATCTCTTCGCCACCGAAATTCTGCACCAGCCCATTAGCCAGGGACAAGCGATCATCTAAAGCAGAACCGTATTCTGCGCGCAGATCAGAGTTTACCTGATTGCGTATTTCCTCAACATCAGGCCCGGCTTCGGCTTGTCCTTGCGCCATATCGTTATAAGCGGAAAGCAGCTGCTGGGCCTGTTTGTTGTTCAGACCAATATCGTGCGCCGTATTTTTGAACCAATCCACAAGTTCACTCTCGGCGCCTTCACCGGCATCGACCTCATACCCTTCAGCCGACTCTGGCCGGCCTAACCGCGTGAATACCTCGTTCCAATCGTCTGGACTGCTATGCTCACCCGGCAGCGGTATTTTATCCCGGCCGATCATGCTGCTTGCGTTGACATATGCCTTCGCAAGATTTTCAACATCATTGATCGGACCAAGGGCTGTATGCCCGCGAATGTCGTCGGGCAGGTTGTCTTTCCAATCACCAGACGGGGCTACCTCCGCTTCGAAGACCTCCGCTACCTGTTCTTCTTCAGACACTGTTCTCTTCTCCTTGTGGTGGCTTGTCGTCGCTGATTAGCGACAGGATGAAAAGCAGCACGCTGCGCTGCCCTTCGGCATATGCGGTTTCATATGGATCACCGCGGAATGTTGGTTGATAGAACCCATACCGACGCTTGAGGTCTTCAAGCAGCCGTTCACCTTCATTGGTGTCGAGGATCTGCTTGGCGTCCTGCCGTAGCTCTTCAATCATCTATGGCGTGCCTTGCTGTAGCACCTTGATCGCTGGCGCTACCGAACCCAAAGCCTCGGCGGTTTGTGTCGCCTCGTTCAGCTGCTGCTGCACCTGCGCCTGTTCCTGGCGCTCTGCTCGTTCGCGCATGATCTCACCTTCACCCTTCGTCACGCGGGCCGGGATCGATAGCGTATGCAGCATGTAGCGGACCAGACCATCGGTATCGAGATGGTCAAACACTGTCGGGTCTATACCAGCCAGCGGGCTGAGAAGTTCGAACAACCGCACGATGCCCTGCACGTCGGACTGACGCTGCGCTTTCGCGAGCGGGCTGACGTACTCAATATCCAGATCATTATTGAGCAGCGTTTCTGGCGCGGCCGGCAATTTATTCTGCCGGTTCAATATTTCGTATACGCGGCCAATCATGGGCTGAAGAAGTTCAGCCTGGAGACGACCCAGAACTGGCCCAAGCAGCCGCATCTTCTCTTCAGTGCGGCTGACCACCTCGGTCGCAGTCATCTGCGGCCCGGTGCCAAGTGTAAGCTGATCGACGTAAAACGCCGATCGGATCGCCTGGCGGCGCTGTTCTTCAAGATTAAGGCCAAGCGGATTGTTAGCGCCAATCTGCAAAGGCTCGATGCGATCGCGCGTGCCGCTGCGGTAGAAATTCAAGCCGCCTGGTGTGGTGCGGATCGGCAGCATGAACCCATCGTCCGGCACCATCAGGGCCGGGTCCACCTGCTTCTGTGCGGCCATGATCGTAACGCGCGACATGGCGTTTATCATTTTCGCATCAGGCAAACTGGTCATCGCGGGCGAACGTCCGTAATTTTGTTCGAAGCTGCTTTTGAGCCAGCGGGGTGCAACGTAGGGAAACTCGTCATAGCCGGCTTCGCGCAAAACAATCTTCTCGCCGGGGTCCATGTAAATACTGGCAAACGGTTTGTTGTTCGCGTCAATGCGTTGTGCGTCACGCTCAGTGCGCGGCATCACCACATGCACCAGCTTGACATCTTCGTATGGGTCACGCTCCAACTTGCGCTGCATCTTTTCGCCAAGGTTCTCAGCACCAAACATCTGCGCGACCGATCGCACAGACATTTTGAACTCACGGAACACCGTGTCTACGCGGCCAAACTGATCTTCGGACAGGTAGCACTCGCTGATATGGCGTGTACCGAACCGGACACCTTCGCCTTCGGGTGCGGCATCAATCATCATCACGCCGGT